TTCTTCAGCAGTATACATTTCAACTGCTTGTTCTTTACTTTCGTCTGTCCACGCCATAGTTCTTTTCCTTTTTAGTTTATAGTTTTGTGTGTATTCGGCAAGAGTATAGGTACTGCGATAACCAGGACACCAACCTGTGGTTTCTAGCATTTGTGTGTAATACCTGTCGCTCATTGCTTATTTCCTTATTATAAATATATTATATCCGAATTTTAAGCATGAGTCAAGAACTATTTTTTAATAGCTATACCCGAAGTGATTAATCTCATCGTGATACAGCTGGTACATTAAAGTTACACTTTTCATTGTATACCAATTCTTATAGTCCGATATACTTTTTTGACCTACCATAATTGATGTATCTTTTGGATGTAAGTTTAACGTATCTAATTCATTTTCCCAGTCCTTAAAATCGACAAAATGAGTACAGTTTTTATAGAGTTCTTTTTGGCAAAGCAAGTTGCCCTCTGCTAACCAATTATCAAATCCTATAAAATCATAACTATGCATATACTCATATACTGCTCTTTCATACGTATCTCTAACTACTGCTATATCTTCTCCCTTATATGTAAGTATTAAAGATTGGCTCATCTTTTTAATAAGTTTCGCAATGCTTGTAGCTTTTCTTCTGCTGATGCAAGTTGCTCTATCCACTTGTCAAACTCTGGCAATATATCAGAGTGTTCTCCGATACCTACTGAATTTTGAAAGTACGTTTGTAGAACTGCTTGTGCTTCTTTTATTTGTGCTATATACTTTGCTTCAAGTGCATCGTAATAGGGGTTGCCTCTATACATTTTATTCTCCTAGTAATCCATTCAGAAATCCTCTCTGAAATCGTATTTTATGTGAGGGACTTAACATAGGGAAAAGAGCAAAAGGTACTATAACAAAAGTCATTATCATTGTTACAATTCCAGATATTATTTTCTGTTTCCAAATTATATGTCCACGAGGTATTCTCCTAAATATAGGAAGGTAAACCACATAAAGTTGTATGAGCCATGCGGATAACCACATAGCTATTATTAATTCTGACATAAATGTCCTTGTTACATATACTCGCGTAAATGTCTTAGACTGCCCAACTCGTATGAAGCTAAACAATATTGTTTACCAGCATGCTCTAAGTGTGGGAAGTACGTATCTTTTAAATCGTCTTGTGTGCACTCTATTGTACTTACTAAGTACACTTTATAACCTCTTTCTTCTGCCTGTTCAGGTCTTAGTTCTCTTTGGACTATAGCAGGGTAATTTTGTTTGATTGCCCAAACTCTTTCTTCAGTTTGAAACTCTTCTGATACACACTGTTCTGGTAACATAGCGTTTCTTCTTCCTTCATAGTCAGTCATTGAGAGCTTCTGAGGTACTCCAATTCTTTCAATGATACCTTTTACAAAAGCAGGAGAACGGTACAATGCTTTTGCTATGTCAGAAATGTTACTTCCTTCCAAATACATACCGACTGTGGTTTTAATTTCCTGTGGTGTTGCTGCTTTGCCTTTGTTCTGTGCTTTTCGTTTTGCACGAAACTCCATAGTCTCGTTAAATTCTGTTATAATATTTGCTAATCTTGTTGTGTTGTAAGCAATATTTAATATACCACAGGCTTCCTTCTTGGTAATAGGTTTACTACCATCCGTTGGATTTAATAACTCAATTACCTTGGTTATATTCGCTTGTGTAATCTGTTCGTGTTTTTTTATTCTCATTTTCTACCCCTAGTAAAATTATTGCATAATGCAGAATCTTTAATAAGTCCTGCTCGTTTCTTCCATCTTTCTTTCCGTATCTCTGCGCATACTTTATAATGTTGCCTAAACAGAAACCTTCTCCATGACCAGCATCGAAGATGAACTCGGTTGACTGGATTTTGTTCATACTGTAATGACTATCATAAGTCTTTAGTATATGATTTTTTAGCATATTCAATGCTGTTCTTTCGTTAAACTTATCGTTGTTGTATTCTTTCATTTATAAAATCCATATAATTATTTTCTATTTCTAGTATTGCCATAAAAGTTTCATATCTTCTATGTATCTTTTTTTTCAAAGTATCCGTAAACATAGGTTGAAACAAATGAAGTTTTTCTTTAGACTCATGGCTTGTAGTACTAATAGATAAATCAGGTATACCTGGATTGCCCCAATAGTACGGTTTACAGTTATGTTTTTTACTCCATAACCACCAAATACTCTCATCACACATATTGTTGTCTAACATAGAGTATAATGCCCAAGCTTTGTATTCATCTGTCTGTAATCTTTTTGGACAGAAACTAAATATAAAAGATATGTTCCATATAGTCTCTGTACGTATCAAATCTTCTACATCTATTTCTAGTTCTTCTTCTAAATCCCAAGTATAAGTATGAGGTCTAAGTGTTCCTTCTCTTCCTCGCTTATGTAAAAAGGTATGTGAAACATCAGGAGTTTCTTTTCTACTAAATGCCCATACAAAAGAAGTAGGGTTATTTAAAAGTAAGTTTTTAACTTCTGTAAGAGGTTCATTCATACTATTTTGTTTACCCAAAAAGAACAAATCTGCATCCACAAACGTACAAAATTCAAAATCTTTTATCAAAGGATGACAAGCAATCACTTGTTTATAACAAGCAGCTTTTCCTTCTACCCGCACTATGTCATGGTCAAATAATAAACCTTTTAGTTCTTCTTTGGCTTTTTTCCATAGTTTTCCTTCTACAAAAACCATAATCTTAGAATTATTATAATGATGTACCATTCTTAAACTCATTATGGAGTATCTAACATAAGTTAAATACATTTCTTCATCATATATAGTGTATATAAAACCATGATTGAATGGTCTATCCCATAAAAGGGGAACCAACGATTTGTTTTTTATTTCTTCTTTATGTGATTCTTGATTTACTAATTCATCATGTAAAATACATTTTTCTAAGTGTCTTAAAGTTTTTCCAGATGGTTTTAACACTTACTTTTCCTCGTAACCTTTATTAACTCCTGATTTTTCTGCATAGAAAAAGAATATTTGTATCAATCTTCCTGTTTCTTTATCATGACCAAAGCCAGGATTAAAAGGTGCATGCCAGTATGTTGCAGGATATATTACTATTCTGTTATACATATTACCAACATAAGTATGCAGTTTAAAATTGTCATCTGTATCGTCTACTTGATTCTGAAATAGTTTAGTTTTACTAAAATTGTGCGCTGGAGTTGCCCAGTTTTTATGACTTTCCATATTTGTAAATAGCCCTGTTCCATACTTAAGGGAAGGGGCTATATCATCTGGTGTTAAATAACAGACAGCAGCAAACATTTGAGCTTTAAGTTCTTTTGCTCTTTTAGTTTCATGATTACCTTTATCTTGATGAATCCAATTTTTATAAGGTTCTCCGAGACTAGATACTTCTTTACCTAAAGTAAAAGCTGCGTTACTGTTGTTATGAGAAAAATTAACTATATCTCTATTTATTAACTTTGAAATTTTATTTTTACAAAATAATCTGTTATGCTCAGAAAAAGTACCCATAGTTCTTTGTCCTGCAAACATAATTTTTTTACCCCTTACTCCAGGATGAAAAAACATACTAAGTGCGTTTTCACGTACCTCATCTGGATTAGGATAAAAGTCGTCCTCAATTACTATCATTTTAGTAATTCATCAACTACATCTATTCCACCTTCTATCTTTGCAAGGTACTCTTTCTTATCTGCTAACTTTTTCTCAAGTATGCCAATTTCAGCACTAACCTTTTCATGTTGTACTTGTAAATTTTGTTTTACTACTTCTGCTTTCCCCATAACTCTTGGAGTCTCCTCTGCTACTGCAATTAATTCTTCTAAATTCATGATGAGTGTCTCTTACCTTGCATCCTTGTGCCATTGAGTAATTTATATTCTTCCCCATTGCTTTTTCTAACTACTATAGGTCTCTTAGTAAAGTATAGATTATTCAATCTCTTTGCAATTTCCTTGTGTAATTCTTCTTCAGTTATGTCTTTTGGAAATACCATAGACATACCATTGATTTCATACTTAACTAATTCTGTCATTTTGCTGTTATCCTTTCCTCATAGTCGGCGTAATCTTCATTCCACCAGTGAGGCTTGTCTCTGTGAGACCATGCTGCGAACGTAGCTTTGTCAAGATGATAGTAGTCTCGATAACTCTGTATAGGATTATCGTAGTCTTTCAACTCATCTGGCATTGCTAGTCCAAATTCTGTAAATCCAAGTCTGGGCATATTCTTTGGCTCAGGTAGTTTATTTACTACTTCTACTATAGATTTGTGTTGTTTACCATAACGATAGTGGTACTCATCATTCAATGCGTTAGCATAACAATGAGTCCACTCAAAGTTATCCAAGCTCGACCTAACCCATATCGTGCAGGGATGATTATACATCATCGGCAAGTAGGGCGTGAGTGGTCGCTGGTCAAGCGGTAGGTGCTTAATCTTGGCTTTCTCACTATTTAGTACCTCACGTTCGTCCTTGTCAAGCGCACGGGGTACAAAACCTAGTTTGGCATCAATCCATATCGCAGTACATAAGAGTTGTGCTGCCTCGAGAGGCATCTTTACTATGTGCTTGTCGACATGATACTCTGCGCATTTGTCTAGGTCTTCATCTAAATAAAATA